GTGGGTGCTGACGTATAGCCCGTTCCTGCATCTTCCAGCTTGATCGATTGGATCGATACAGGGACGTTGGTGAACTGCCCATCGAGAGCAGTTTGCAATACGTCAGTGCCGTTGACAGCTAGTGATGCGTTGCCGAATGCAGCGAAGCGCCATGTACTGCTAGTACCAAGGCTGTAGCCCCCAGGTCGGCTCATGTTTTCCCATGCACCGTCCACGTTCTCATACATGCTGGATGCAGTAGCCGCAAACTGGCGGTCAGTACCATTCAGACGTGCAATAAGAGCATTGCCTCGTACAGCAGATGGCAGTGCTGGTAGACCAGCATTGACGGGACTAGCTGCGCCCTTGAATCCGACCAGTGTCGGCACTACGTTGTCGCATGTCTGGAAGATGCCCGGTGTACTTGGGTCAAGGTCAGGTGCAAAACCTAGTAGCTTCTGTGGCTGTGGTTGTAGTTTTTGTGCCATGTGTTCGACCCCTTATGAGCGGGTTCTTGTTAGCTTCGTGAGCTGTGGTGTGTTCTCGACTACTGCTGCGTCCTTGGCCTTCTGCAATACCTCAGCGAGCATCGAGGACCATTTCTGAATCTCTTCATCGTCCTTGATGTACGTGACTGCTTCCAGCAACGTTGCGTACTTGTAGATGTTTGGGTAGTCCTCAAGCAGCCAGTTGCTCTCGTTGAAGTCGCTCAGTCGTTCCCACTGTCTGTAGTAGTACACGGAAAGCGTTGATACGCCGTCAACGTATGTCTGCAACAGAAGCCTGCTGCCCAGCTTCGTGAACTGGTTTGCTCGGTTCTTACCCTTCTCTGAATCAAGCTGCTCGGGCGAGATGTACTGCATTGGACGATCATCGTATGTGACGCGGATAATTGCGCCGCAGTCAGAAGGCAATTCGATGGACGTTGTGCCCAGCACTGGTACCAAGGTGTAGGGTGACTTCGCTACCTGAGCTGGTAGTGTCTTGATTAAGTCAGCAAGACGAGCCTCTGCATCTGCGATGAAGATTGGGAGCATGTCGCCCAAGTTCGCACGTTGCAGGTATCTGGCTACAATTTCTTGCAGGCCATCGTATGTGTATGGATCTAATGTTGTTGCCACGTTTCACCTTGTTATTGTTGTTATGTGGTGAGGGGTACTGCTCTACTGCATCAGTAGCCTGAGCTACGCAAGCGGAACGCTGACAATGCAGGGTCGGCAAGCAATGCACGAACGTGCTTCTTGCCTTCCTCTGGGTGATGGAACTCTGCCCATGAAATGCCACGGTCCTGACAAAACTTCTCGATGAGAATTGCAGGGATGGTCATGAGTGGACGCATTTCCTCGCCATAGCTTGATGTGTTCTCAAGCTGTACGCGCCATGCTTTCGCGTCCTCTACTGCGTTGCCAATATCAACGGTGTGTTGCCAGACGATCTTCTCGCCTGTCACGTCCTTGTCGATGTGGAAGTCTGTATGGTTGGTCTTCTTAGTCATCACGCACCCTTGTTCTGGTTCTTGCGTGTTGCAGCGAGACGACCACCGATATGCAGTGATTGCAGCTCTGCGCGGAACTCACGAATGGCATGCAGTGAGTACCATGCCTTCTCGCGTTCCTCTTGCTTCAGCGAGTCAACCATTCTCTCGGTTGCTGCCTTCTCAAGCTTGTCCAGTGTCTCGTTGAGCAGGCTGTTTGCCAGCAGTGCTGATGCGTCATTGCCCTTCGCAATGTCGTGGTCAAAGCTGTCTTGTTGTGGTTTGCGTTGCATGTCTTCTCCTTATTCTTGTCGCAACTGTGGGTCTTGGCCCGGTGCGTCTGGTTCTGGTGCATCCAGCACGGCTTGCAGGAACTTGTCGTACTCCCCGCTTACCTGCACGTTGATGTTTGTCAGTGCGTCCTCAAGCGTCTGTGTCGTTGAGGTAAATGTCTCGTTGAACAGAGCCGCTTCTTGCTGAGGGGTAATCATGGCTTGCAGTGCTACTTGCTCGCGTTGGATTGCAGCTTGCAGGTAGAGCTTTTCGCGCTCTGCTTGCTGTTCCATTTGCAGCTTGGCTAGCTCGCGTTGGTGTGCCAGTTCCGCTTTCTTGTCGTCCTTCTGCGTCTCTGCTTGAATGCGCATGGCATCCAGTTGTGCTTGACGCTCTTGCTTCTGCGCTGCTGCCTGTGCGTTGATCTTCGCAAGCTCGAACTGTGCTTGCACGTCAGGTGACATTTGCGGTTGTGGTGGCTGTGGCATTGGTGCAGGTGGCTGCTGGAAGAACTCTTCTGGGTTCATGCCCATAGCCTTGACCATGCGTTGCAGCGTGTTGTGGATCAAGTTGTAGTTGGTCAGACCTGATGGACCGCCCGGGGTCATCATTGCTTGCACTTGGAATTCGCTGATCGTTTTCAGATTAGCCAGCTCACGCGCACGGTCACCAGTGCCAAGACCTACCTTAACTTCAACGCCATACTGGTTGTTGGCATCTACGGGGTTGGCATCGACCAGTTCCCCGTTCACGCGTACTTGCATCAACTCGTCTTGGTATTGAGCAAGCAGCTTTTGTGTACGCAGTGCTAGTGGGCGCAAGCCTGTCTGTGCGAAGTCACGGCACATCAGCTTGATACGTTGCTCACTGCGCTCTGTCATGGCCATGTAGCCAGCAGCCGTTTCGTTGTTCACGTCTGCGTCACTACCTTGCGTTAGCTTCTGCACGCCGGTGCGTTCTTGCTTCATGGTGTCCAGCACTTGCATTACCGCTGTTGTGTTCGCAATGTCGCCACTCGTTGTTGGCAACACGGAAACAGCAGTCATGTCCTTGGTACGGACAATGCCGCCCGGGCGAGAGTCCAACAGGTCGGAGATATTGACCTTTGTCTCGTCTACCAGCATCTGTGCATTGGCACCGAAGCTCACGTTGTCAACGAGCGAGCGTACAAGCTGTGTTTGCAGAGTTTGGATACCCTGTGCTTGCTCTGCTGTGGAGATACCGAATGCCAAGTGGGGCAGGCTGTTGCTAGAGATCATGATGAACGGATTGCCGTCACATGGGCCGTTCTCAAGGATCGTGCCGCCACAACGAATGATCTTGCGCCATTCAGCAATGCCGGTCTTGCGGTAGTCCATCTTGATATAGCTCTCTACTACCGTTACTTCGCGCATTGATGTATCGCCGCTCTCATCGAAGTGTGGAGAGGCATATGCGCCTTGCAGCTCTGTACGGGTCAAGTAGGTAGCTGTCAGCTCTGAATCGAACTCGTTGCTGCTGAGCTGGTCTACCACGTCTGCATCGAAGCCCATTGCGCGCAGGTCTGAGAGAGTCAGTTTGCGTTGATGTGCCGCGTATCGCGCGTCTTCCGCGCTTCGTGCTCGTGGATCAATCAAGAACTCGTCAAGCGGAACGTTGATGATATTGATTTGACCGCGCGTGGTCTTGTCAGCATCGGGCCACTTGTGGATAACCACATCATGCAGACGTTCGCTGATGTGTGATGCTGTTGGGTCAAACTGTTGTGGTGCTTGCTGACCCACTGCCATTGCGTTTGCTTGCGCCTGACCCTGCTGGATCATGCTCAATGACTGGTAGTGTGGGTTCGCGTACTGGCGGTGCTTTACGACTGCAAAAGCACCGCTCTCTGCTTCAAGAGCTAATGCCGCGTATTGCAGGTCTGTAATTCCCTTGTAGTCAATGGACTCGGGTGTTAGGTCAGACTGCCAGTACACTTTGATGATGCCTGCTGGTGCCATCAGTGCATCGTGGAACCACGTGCGGCAAATCTTGTAGTAGTCGTTCTGCTCACGCCATACGTGATTGACCATCGCTGTGGTCATCTCTGCTGACTTCTTCTTTGCTGGATGGCGTTCTTGGAAACGCACAACGTCGCTCTGATTGCCGCAGAACACGTCCATCAGGGATGGCAGTATCCAGTTGATTGTGTCTTGTACTGATGTGTCTACGAACTTGGAGCGGTCTGGTAGTTGCTGCTCGAAACGTCCCTCTGGCTGTGCAAGAAAGAACTCATTGCTAATAGCAGCGCGGACGGAGATTTCATCTTGAACGAATGAACGTGCGTAGTTTTCATGCACATCCAGAATCGCAAGCACTTCCATGTCGGACAGTGGCTCTTGCGCTTTGCCGTCTTCATCGGCGCCTAGCTCGTCGGCTGCTACCTCGATGCTTGGGCCTTCTTCTTGTGGGAACAGACCGGGAAGCAAGCTCTGAACCATTACAAGTTCGTCTTCGCTTGGCTCGCTGCCCTTCTTCTGTGTGAACAACGGATCGTTGTCCTCGGAAATTGGTTGTTGGCTGCCTGTTTTTGTTTTTCTAGCCATTGCGGTTTCCCTAATAGGTGTACCGCTGTATTTATTAACGCTCAAATGAAAAGAGGGAGCCGTAGCTCCCTCTGTGTTTTCACTCGATCAGATTAGGTGCCTGAGAGGTCACGGATCTGGAATGAAGCTGCTTCATTACGGTGTTCCAAAGTACCTTCCCAACGAATCTCGAAGTTCTTTGCGTCACCAGTTACTGCCAGCTCTTGCGTCTCGAAACCACGCAGAGTAGCCAGTGCCAGCATGCTTGTGTCAACACCATAAACAGCGTTGTCGCTGATCTGAGCCATGATTCGGTTTGGAACGCACTTGACGTCACCGAAGTCTGAACCGTAGATGGTGTAAGCAGTGTTCAGTGTGTCGCCTTGACCGTTCACGACTTGCTGACGAGCAACGTTGCCGGTGAAAGCTGACTGCACTTGCTTTGTGTTTGGAGTCATCAACAGCATTGAAACGTTACCGCCTGCTGTGAATGTCTGTGACAGAGCTTGCTTCAGGATGGTTTCGCTGTATGCACGGGCTGTACCGGCTACTGGTGCTGTACCTGGCACACCATAGACTGGTGCTGAGGAACCTGTACCACCGAAGAAGTTTGTTGCCAGTGCGCCCTTCAGACCACGCATTGAGCGGCCTGTACCAACTGCACCAGCAGAAGCTGTTGAGCTAGCGATGATGTTAGCTTCAATGTTCTTCTTCAGTTCCTTCATTGTGTTGGCTGTAATACGTGCCAACTGGTTTGGACCTGCGTGGTTGACCGCTTCCTGTGTGTTGGACACTGAGAAAGCGTTCTTCAGGATCATGGTGTAGTTACCAAGACGAACTGTTGGAGCCTTAGCTGCGTATGAAGCGTCTGAACCTTCGATTGCACCACCACCAACTACTGCTGCTTGCAGTGTGTCAGTTTGCCACTCGTGGAATGTTGAGTTAGCGGAAACACGATCAATGGCGGATGCCAGTGGTGTGTCGGATGGAGCGATACTGAATACCTTTTCGATCAGGTCTTCACGGTTACCTACGGTACCGTATGTGGTTACTGTATTTGATGGCATCTTTATTATCCTTTTTATGAGCCAGATGGGTTTTGCGACCCCTTTATTTCTTCTTGGTCATCTGATGAAACAGATAATCCTCTAGGGTCTTCACGGACTGATCGCTCTTAAATCGATCGTTCCATGCTTTTGCTTCACGGGCTGCTTGTGTCTGAGCTTGTCGCTTTGCGAAGCCCGGATCACCAGTAGTTGCCGTACCAGCATTCAAAGTTTTGCCAGAGTTCTTGTTGTTGCTCTTTCTCTGGTCGTTAGCTTTTACTAACTGATCGTACAAGGCCGCTTTGTGTGCCACTGACACAATGCGTGCATCGAGAATCGAGTCCAGTTCCTGCGCGCTGAAACCTTCCTGTGTGAGATAGGCTTGCATGCGGGTCTTGTCTCGCTCTGCGACTTCAGGGTTCTTCCACGTTGGCAGTAGTTCAAGGAGCTTCTTTTGTTGCTCTTGAATCAGCTTCTCGTGTCCCTGTTTGGTTTCAAACTCTTCCTGCCTGCGGATTTCCGCTTGATAGGCTTGAGCTTGCTTTACCTGTTCCATCTTCGCTTCCCAGATTTCCTTCTGTGTGAAGTATTCCAGTCGGTCGTTATGGAATAGGTTGTCCCAATCAGGTTCCATTTCCTTGTATGATGCTGCGATAAAATTCTGATACTGCGCGAGGGCTTGCTTCAATGCATCTCGGTCGTGTTGATAACTCGCCTTGATTTCATCCGCTTCTTTGCGCATTTCTGAAGCGGCCTCAAATCTGCCCTTTGACGAACGGTACTTCTGTGCGTCTGCGATCAATTCAGATTGCTTAACTTCGAATTTCTTTCCATCTACCTGAATCTCGAATACAGGTTCAGCTTCGCTTTCCTCGTCTTCACTTGCGAGGGTATCGTTAGAATCTTCGTCAAGTAAATCCAAATCCAGTTCTTCTTCGCTGCTATCGGACTCAACATCATCTTGATTGTTGTTGCCTTCTGGCTCGTCTTCTGCAAACAGCGTCAGTTTCCTGCCGCCTTGTGTTTCCTCAGAGCCAATCTTGGTAACGAAATCGTTGTTACTGAGATAGTTAGCTAGATCATCCGTAGTAAGGCCTCCGCCCACTTCGCCGCCGTTGTCGTGCAGGTTTGCGCTTCCTGCATTGTCATTGGTAGGTGAATCGTGTTCTGTAGACATTTTATTTATTATCCTTGTTGTCTAGGTTCATTTAAAACACCGTACGTTTCTTGTACGGAATTGGTGCTCCCCACGCGCTCGATTGGATCGTGCTTGTTAGAGATTCTTGGTTCATGGCCAGATAGCGGAATGCATCTGCACCATGTGAATATTGGTCGTGTACTGGTGCTCCAAAGCTGCCGTCCGCGTTCTCTTTGAAGCGGTAGCGTTTCAGGTCTTCCAGTAGAGGTACGCATGCTTCACGGTCGAAGAACACGTTGCTGAACATTTGTCGTGCTGCGCGAATACCCGCATCGACAGCCATGTTTGGGGTGATCTGTACAGTCCAGCCGAACGCTTCCATAATTTCTTGCGCCGACTGGCCGGTCTTGAAGTCGCGGTGGGCACCGTCATGCGGCAACCACATCGTTCCCCAACTCGCCACGTTGTTCTTAATGCCCCACTCACGAAGCTCTTGGTTGTAGTTCGCAAGAGTCTTTCTGTTGTCGCGTAGGTAGCCGACTAGACGAAACTCAGAGAGCGTGCGTTGAACTAGGATGATGGCTGTTTGGTCAGCCCAGCCTAAGTCCCAGATGCCATGCACTGCCAGCTTCGGATCGACAAGCACACGAGTTACGCGGTTGTCCTCGTAGGTCTTCGATATCTCGCGGAAGTACACTGCGCCCTGCTGAGCTGCCAATACCTTGCCTTCCCAAATGTGCGCGTACATGTCCGTATCGAGGCGCTTGGCATCGGACAGGCGTTCAACTTCAAGCACCTGTGGGAACCAAGGGTTGTCGTGCCAGCTAACCTCTACGTCCATCACGTCTTCGCGCGTGTTCAGAACGTAGCGCTGGTAGACAGCATCAGTATCTAGGCTCGGGTTCCACGTAAAGTAGAAGCGTGAGCCTTCGTTACGGATGGTCGGGATAAGGATGTTGAGCGACTTCTCTGTCAGGCCCGAAGCTTCTTCGCCCCAGCAAAGATCAATGCCTGAGAAAGACTTGATACTTTCTACTGTTTGGTCGGACAGCCCCTTAAAGATGAACGTGCTGCCGTTGGCACCGCGTATCTCATTCAAGGTGTACGTGTAGAAGTCACCTAGTCCCAACTCGTCGATTAAATCGAGTAGGGAGGTGTACACGGAGTCCTTGATACTGTTCTGCACCTCGCGGAAGCAGAGCACTTTCAGGGGCTTGTGGTATGCCTGTAGCAGCAAGAGCTTCGCTGCGGTAACGGACTTGCCCGACCCTCTACCACCTCGCATGGATACGAAGCGGTATTTGCCATCCAGCAGCGGGAGAAAATCTTCCGTGATGCTGGTGTCGAAGTGATCGCCTTGCTGTGGTGTGCCGTTGATGTCAACGACGCCCAGCAACTCGATGTGTGCTGCGGATTTGAATACGCCTATGCGGTACTGCTTTGGTGCTGTAAGTTGCTGTTGCTTCTTTACCAACTGCTCCAAAGCGTCGAGGCGCTTTAGGAGAGTGGTTGTCATCTCGCAGTCGGATCGTAAGGCGCGTTATAGTTACTGGATGGGTGTACTGCTGTTTGCAGGCTCCAGAACTGCTGCTGCATCGAGTTGCCTTGCGCCTTGAGCAGTTCTTCCAGTTGCTCGATACGCTTTACAAGCTGCTCTTGCTCGTGGACTGTCGCGATGTGTTTGATGCTGCTGATAATGTCGAGAGCAACGTCAGGCGGAATCTCGCCCTTGCTCATGGCCTCCATGACCACTTCCGCTTTCTCGTGGTATGGCGCGCTGCGGTCGTACTGGAACTGAACTGGCTGCTTTGTGGAGGTCGGCTTTGTGAAGCTGGTATTGAAGAAGTGCTGTCGGTACTCTTTGTCCTTGTTGACAAAGGCCTCTGTGACAATGTGTTCGTAAAGATCGCTCTCTGACCAGCTCATTACCTTCTGCATCGCAGCTAGGTACTTGGTCATATTCGCTTTACCGCGTGTGTTGCCGTTATTTGCAGGCTGGTTGCCGGGGCCGAACGCGTTAGTTGGTGTGCTTTTGTTTCCCATCTGATTTCCTCGCTATGCGCGCCCTGCCGGGTAGCACGTAAGTGGGTTCAGATGTATTTATGTTTCCGTGATTAGCTCAAATGAAAAGGCCCCATGTAGGGGCCTATGGGTACTGCATGGGAGTGCTCTCTTTAGTGAAGTGCTAGCAGGAGCAGCAGAACGCCGGCGGCAGCAATAAGATCAAGGCCAATCAGGTCAAGGCAAGCAAGCACGAGCACCAGCGCG